ATCTTCTACTCAGTTTTAACGGCAATCCGTCTGCAAACCCCGGGGGAGCGGAGTATTCCGGAAATCTGTCCAGGTTGTCTGTAGTCCGACCTCGAGCTCAACTGTCGGTGCCCAGCCCAACATCCGCAGCTGTGTCACGTCAAAGGTCTTCCTTGGAATACCGACTGGCTTTGAAGTATCCCACACAACCGGGATCCCAATCTCGGTCACCCGCTCCAGGGTTTCAACCAGCTCACGGATGGTATGCCCGACGCCGGTCCCGATAGAAAGAACCTCCGGCGAATTCCATTTTGCGAGCACCACCTCGATGGCGGCAGCAACATCTGAAGAGTGAATAAACTCCCGCACTGCAGAGCCGTCACCCCAGACAACTGGAGCTTCTCCTGTCAGCTGGGCCAGACGAAATTTACGAATCAACGCCGGGATGACGTGCGCAGCCGGTCCATAGTTGTCGTTGTCCCCATAGATATTTGATGGGTTCACCGTCATGAACTTTTTACCATGCTCCTCCCAGTAGGCTTTGCAGAGACGCCAGCCGGCGATCTTTGCGACGGCGTAGGCCTCAATGGAGTCGTCCAGCCGGCCGGTCAGCAGGGAATCTTCACGCACCGGCAGCTCCGCGTCTCTCGGGAACATGCATGATGTGCCGATGAAGACCAGCTTCTCCACCTGGTGGTGAGCCGCGGCTGAAATCACGTTGCACTGCATCAGCAAATTTTCCTGCAAGAAAGCCACCGGATGATTCTTATTGGCCTCCACTCCGCCTACCTTCGCAGCGCAATGGATAACTTCATCTGGTTTGGCATTGTTGAAAAACCGTTCGACGTGCGTCTCATTCAGACAGTTTCCTTCAAAGGGAATAATTTCCCGTTTGTCTTTGAAGTGTTTGACACAGGCGGAGCCAAGCAGACCACGATGACCGGTAATGGCGAGGGTTTTCATAAAGTGGATTGATAGGCTTTCACCAACATTTTGCGAATCTCTAAAGACTTTACGGCGTGGAGGCACACCGCTTTATTGGCGATGGCATGCAACATGCCGGTCACTCCGTTTTGGGTTATTGTTTCGCAGCTGGCCCCATGCAAAAATGACCGGTGCTCCAGCCCAGCTTCTTTGCAAGCCGGAAGAAACCACCAGTCGACGAATGGTGTGACCGGATCGGCGATAAGTCCTTCCGAGGCTGCAACCAACTTTTCCAAGGCGACCCGCGATATAAAATACGGCGGCTGCATGGCGATCAATGGATACCCTACGTGGTAGTCGTCCGCCCAGGTGATTCCTTCATAAGTCTGCCCGGGCACCCGAAAATCCGTCACTTCGTTGCTCCAAACGGCATTTTGCTCCTCAAACAGATATTCCGGAATCTGCGGGGAAATGACAAAAGAGTCTGAGTCATTGAGCAGATACCAGTCGAAGTCATACTCAAGCAAAACCTTCAGCTGAAGATGCTGCCGGTCCCAGGAGTCCTGCCCGACGTAAGCTCGCTTCCCAGCAAACCGGCAGATATGCCCGGCAACCTTTTTAATCGGCGCGTCTTCCGGCGATAGAATAACAATCGGGCACTTGTGGTGCTCGTAGACCGGCCGCAATGCCTCGATTTGATGGCCATCTCCTGAGTAGCCGTGCACCGACACCAACGTTTTCCGATTATTCATATTGAAAACTTTTTCCTAACCGCCTGGATAGCCGAGTCGTCTTTGACACCGTGATAAAGCACCGGCACCTGGCGTTTTTTGCGGACTTTGAAAAGCTCAGTAGCAGAAATGCTTGACCGCTTGTAATCCATATAAATCAACGGGGTGTCCACGGCATACGGGGTTGTGTGCGGCCCGTGGTAGTAGTCCCAGCCCGCTGTTCCAGGCGCCCCGATCAGTTGCGGAATTTTCTTTACAATATCCCAGGAATACATGGACACCGCGTTGACGTGCCACGGTCCGCCCGTTGCATTCCCTGGAATCAGATTGCCGCAAATGCTCTTGCCGTCAAGCTCGGCAAACTTCCAGGCCGTGAACAACTCCTGGCTCCAGGTCCGAGTCAGCATGACACAATCCGATTCAACAATCAGTATGCACCGCACCTGCGGGAATAAAGAATGGCTGTAGCTCACATGATCGAAAATATCAAAGGCCAGCTCATTGCAGCCCATCGGAAATCCCACGCCCCGCCGACGGCTTTTGCGGCTGTAGACATTCGCAAATTTTTCCATGCAGTGCATCACCACCGTCGTGTCGGCCTGCTTGGCGTCAAACCGCGAGACAAACATCAGCTCGCAGTCTTTCTGCTTTTCTGGAAGCAGATCGCTCAGCAACAGCGCAACTTTCCGAGCTTGCTCCCAATCGCCGTCCCAGAACGGCAGACAAACCAATAGCGAACCACGATCAAAGCCAACTGTTTTCATAAGTCAAGCAAGCTTGCAGATGGCTGGGGTTATTTTTATCAAAAACAGTTTCACGTGGCGTTGGTGCAGGGATAGGTATCTCGCGATCCAAATAATCAGCCAGCTTCCGCTTCTGTTCCCAAATATCGGCGTATCGAAGAAAGAAAACTTTACCCTGGTGTAACCTCCAGGAAAGATAGTTTCCTTTTAGATTCAAAACATCCACGCGCGGCCAATGCCCGCGGTTTGCAATGTCAGCTCCCAGATTGGCATAGTGCAGTTGCTGAAAGTCTTCCGGCTGCGAGTGCGCCGATATGACCGACAAGAGCGGGCTCCTGTAGCAGTAAAGATATTTCACGCCCGGTTCAAGTTCCAGTGGTGCCAAGCAGTGGGTTTTGATTACTCCTTCTTCAGGAAAATCTTTAACGTACCGCTCAAAACAATAAGGCAATTCCGGGAACGCTTGGTGCACGGCCTCTGCCACCAGGGTAGAACCGCAGCGGCCAAAACTTGCAATCACAATTTTCATAGTCGAGTATGAACTCCGTAGGTTCCATATCCCACGTGAATCGCATGCAGCTTGGCGTCAACAAACGGCTGGACGCCGCACTCACGGGCCCTGGCGCAAAACGCGATGTCTTCTCCCCTGCCGTCTTGAAGCGGCTGGAAGAAGTTCCACGGCAGCTCGGAGTTTGCCGGCCTCAGCTCTGGAAACTTGGTCATCATCTTCTCGAACACCGTGCGGTGGATCAGCATGCAGCCAGTCCCAACCCAGTCACATGGGAACAGCGAATCCTGGAAGCGGACTGCTTGGGCCAGGTAGTTCGCATCCTGCCAGAGACTGTTGATCGCCCGGCCGTTCGGATGCCTTGCGAAGTAGGTCGCGCCAACCAGCTCCTTGCCATGCCCCATCAGACGGTGCACAACATGCAATCCCATCGGATCCGCGGGATAGGTGTCGGGCAGCCTGGCCATCTCCTTCAGGAATCCAGGCCTGCCGATCGGCGGAATCATGTCGTCGTCAATGAACAGAAGCCAATTGGATTCGGTGGCCAGAAACTTCATGGCCAGACGATTTCTCGCATGGTAGATCATCGCGTCCCCGATTTCCATATCGAAGCGGATTTTCTCTCGTCCGAAGTCCAGTGCCAGGGCGACCAGACACCAGGCCGTGACCGGATTGGTCTGCTTGTAGCAGGGAAATCCGACAAACACGTCCCGGCCTTCCCACTCAGAAGGTTTGTTTTCTGGCCCGGGAACGGCGGTGGCGACCTCCGGACGCGTTTTCTTGATATTCAGCTTGATCGGCGGCTTTGGGGCAGCCTGGACGATTTCCGGCTCCTCCTGCTCGGCAACTTGCCCTGGCGCCAGCTCAGAAGCTTCCTCGGCGAGGTCTTCCCCCTCAATTCCGGCGATTCCACCGAGGACTGGCGTGACGCCTTCCGAGGTGACAACAATTCTTTGCGGCTGCACGGGCTGCCGCAGTGACAGTTTGGGCATGGGCATAAGAGTCTCCGGTTACGCTTCGGCTTCTTGCAAGCCGGCTTCGATGGCATCCTCGTCGGTCAGCTTGCCCTTGTCGGCAGTCTCTGAGGCAGCAGTCCGGGTGCTCGGGCGCGGCGTCGGCAACTTGCCGGCAGCCTTGACAGCATCGAGCTCCTTCTGAAGTTTGTCTTTGGCTTCAGCCACCGCTTTAAGCTGCAGCGCAGTGGAATCCAGTGCGGCGGCAAGCTTGATGCTGGCAACTGCGGCTCCTGCTACTTCCGCCCTGGCTTGCGGCGTCTGCGGGTAGAGCGCATCCTGAAAATGCTTTTGCATCTCGGTCACTTCCGCGTTGTGTGCCTCGACGGCTTTCTTCTCGGCGGCTGTGGCATTCTCCGGCGCTTCCTGGAACCGTGCCCAGGGAACATCCTTCGTCATGGTCTCCAGGTGGGCCTCGATAGCCTGCTGCTGCTCCTCGAAGGATTTGGCGAGCTTCTGCTGCCGCTCACCAAGGACCGCCTCGCGCTGCGAAGAGAACTTCTCCACCTCGGCAGTCTTCTGGTCGACGACATCCGCACGGGCGGCCAGCCGCTTCTGCAGGCGTTCGCGGTCAATGAATGGGACATTGGGCAGGATGGTCTGCTCCCACCAGGCGAGCTCGGCATTTCCAACACCAATCTTGCGAAGGGATGCTTCCGCTTCGGCCGAGAGCCCGTTCTTCTTGAGGATGCCAATAACTTCCTCGTCGATGGCGCCCAGCTTCTCGCTGAACTGCTTCTGGAATTCCGGATCGTGCTCGATGTCGAAGATCTTACGGAAGTTACGCAGCTCGGTCAGCTCGGCTTCCACTTCAGGAGCAGCGGCAGGCGCGGCTTTCTTCAGCTCCTCCAACTGCTGACGAAGAACAGGAACCTCCGCGGCCTGTGACTTGTAGTGCTTGGCGACTTCCCGCAGCTTGTCGAAGTTGACCGCATTCTTCGGGGAAACAGTCTTCGGGAGGGCGACCGCATCCAGGTCCAGCGCCTCGAGCTCTGCTGTCTTCTTTGCAGCGTCGTCTTCCGGCTTCGGCGTGACCTCGAGCGGTTTTTCCTCCGGAGTAACTTCGCCGGGCGGCTTGGCTTCCTCGAGAGGCGGCTTCTCATCGGGGACAACTTCGGGCGGCTTCTCTTCAAGCGGCGGAGCATCAACTCCGATTCCGGCGTCGTCGAGCGCCTGGTCCAGGGACGAATGATCGTCCGCAGAGGGTTGCGTGCTGTTTCCCAGGTCGAGGTCTGGTGGGACTCCTTCCTGCGTTACGGGTTTTTCATCTTCGCTGGGCATAAAGTCTAGGTCATATCCTGAAAGCCGGGATCAGGATTCGGACGCTGCTGTATTTCGGACAGGCCGAACAACGCTTTCTCGTAGGCCTCCCAGCCGGCTTTCATCGCGGCCAACCTGGCGATGGCGTCCGCGTTGCTCTTCAAAATGATTTCGGAGTCGATCGTCGCCGGGCATTGCCTGCCCATGACAGAAGAGATCTTCTCGGCCGGCACCTTGCGGAGGAATTCACGCAAAGCAACTCCGTCTTCACTCACCCAGTTCGTATCTTTAGCCATAGCTTATTGCCCTCGAGGCGGTGAGGGACGGACCGGGTTTGCAACCGTTGAAATAACCTGCTCTGGCGCGACGATCACTGGCGTCTCCGTGGTTGGAGCGCTCGGCATTGGGGAAACTCCCGGCGTGACGGCCGGTGCGACAACCTGCGCGGCCTGCCCGTCGATCGGCGGGACCTGGACATACTTCTCTAGGATTCCGATGATCTTCATGGCTGGTGCCAACAGGTCGGGCTTGATACCTTTCTGCGTGGCGCCCTGGACGTGCGCTTTGGCGTGAGCCAGCACCCGAGTGAGAAACTGCTGGCTGGAGGTGAGCGGCGAAATGGCTGGATCCTGAACCATTGGTTGCACGCGGTTGGTGAGAACGTTCAGGTGCAGCACGTCGTCGTCGGTAGGATCCACCGGTGTGTCGTTGCCGAGCAGCATGGTAGAAAGCTCAGAAAGCTGCACCCGCTGCTGCTTGATCGGCGAGAGGGGATTCAAATCCACGTTGAGCAGCCTGGTTGCCGCTTCCGCACCGAGCTTGGCAGATATGTCCCGGCGCTTGAGCTCCACGGTGTCGATCATCGGGTCGGCCGCATACCGAGTGACGATCATGTCGAGCACCCCTGACTGCGAGGCGATAGCATCGTCGACATTTGCGCGGCTGGAAGAGTGGGCCAGGACAAGAATCTGTTTCACAGTCAGCTTCTCCTCGAGCATGCCGAGCACGCACTCTACGGCATCAGCTTCGATGTGGCGGGGAACTTCAAAGAACGCAAAGCCGTCCGTGGCCTGGGCAGCAGTGAGAATATCCCACACGGCCTGGTCCATCACCGGGATCAGCTCCGGGTTAGCCTGCCGCTGCGCGGTCAGCTTCTCGAAGACGTCGGCGGCAAACTTGATAATGTCGGGATTGCAGATGCGGCGCTGCACCTGGTCGACCAACTCAAAAACCTGGTCGGCAAACCTGGCGAGCACTCCAGCCCGGATCTGCGCATCCACAGAAGCCACATAGTTAACTTCCGAGGCGGTGCGGCGTTCTCCCTTGCTGTCGACGATCTGCCCGGGCATGAAGGCACCGATCAGCACCTCTGCTTGGGATGTCGCCTGCCGGTCCAGGGTAATGAACGCGTCCGAGTTGATTTCGAACTTCACGCTCTCGAGAACTTCGAAGCCGTCGCCGACAATCGCGAAGGGGTGGGAAACTGTGAGGCCAGGCGTCTCCAGGTTCCCGCTGCCTGATTTACTTGTGCGCTTCAGCAGTAGAAGCCCCGAAAGATGCAGCGCGTCCTGGACTAGATTCCGAGCCTGCTCAACCGAGACGTGGGTGTTGTAAAGAATTCTTCCAGCTCCCCGTGAGCCGTGCAGTGTCCGGTCGCCAACTTCGGCCGAAAACAATGTGAGGCACTCGGTCATGCTGGAAAACTTGTGCCGGCGGAAGAACAGCGGACCGCCGTCGTTCCTGTCAAACATGTAGTGGTCGATGCCGCCCTGTGGGTTTGTGGCGAACAGGTGAGCCGCTTTGATAACCCGAACGGTGGAGGTGAACGTTGCTGCCAGGTTGTTTTCCCTTGCAAGATCTTCGTAGACACGGGTGTTGTCCTCGCTGGCTTTGTCGTTGAACTGCGCCTCCGCACCGTTGAGCTTCTTCACCAACCCCTCAACCTGCCAGCCAGCATCAGCGGCGACCAGCGGATCTTTCAGGATGGCGACGACCTCATCAACGTAGAGGTCTTCCTTCAGTCCCCAAATTTTACAGTCTCCAGCCTGCTGCGGGCATCCCACATAGAATAGAGCCTCATCGGAGCGGAACACTTTCGGCTTCCAGCTGTATTCATCCTTGCGGCCGACTGCCGCATACCCGAAGCCGATGTCCTCGTCAATCAGCTGCTGGAGGAAGTCCGCCCAGCCGCTCCACTGCTTGATGCAATCTGTGATGCGTTTCCGAAAGATGTCCCGTTCACGGTCGGCGCCGAGAGTTTCATGTGGGAAGCGGGAATAGGTGAGCAGCGAGAGCTGGTCGACCATCTGCTTGTAGGGAGGAGTCAGCCGTTTCATCAGCGAAGACATGAAGCCGGTCGGTCGGTTGCTTCTCCAGGACTGGCCGGCGCTCTTCAGCTTCTTCGCAGACCAGGGCTGCTCGCCGTTCAGCTTGCGGGAGATGGCCGCGTTCTTGCCGTTCCGGTCCTTGTTGTCTGTGACGAAATTCTTGTAGGTCTGATAGGCCTGCTCGAAGGTCATGACCGACGGCAGCGGCTGGCCTGTCTCCTTATCAACGACGTCTTTGATGTCGGCGTCGTTCATGTCAAAACTTTTGGACTGGGCAATGTTTGGAGCGAATCATGGATATTCCGATAATGGAGCACTCACATTTGGAGCACTGAATATTGTCTCGATAGTCGCAGGCCTCGCAGATTGAAAGTCTTTTTTCCTTCTCGGTTTTATCCGTCAGGACAGGATCGCCGGCCAGGATGTCTTTCCCCACAGCAACTGCTGCGTGTGCCAGGCTGGCCACTGCGACGCCTGTGATTTTCATGCTTCGTATCCTCTTGCAGCCTCTATTCTGGCAAATTCCAAGGACTGCTTTTCCCGGTCTAAAAGAATTTGCTGCCGTTCGTATTCAGCCTTCAGCTTTGCATAGTCATTTTCAAATTTTGCATGAAGTTCCTTGTAGCCATTGTCCATAGCAACTTTTGCCTCGCGAACTTTCACCTCTTGAGCCCGAACGTCATGCTCGAAAAGTTTCGCTCTATTTTCTTTCTCAGTCATGCTTTAGCCCAGCACCTGGCTGGAAGGTTTGGATCCTGCGAAGATATGGGAAGCCAGACAGCGGACCGGTTCTCGTGGCTCAGCACCTGGCAGCTCTTCAGGTCGCGGCCGTTCACTGTGTCGTGGCCGGCCCGCAAGATGGTCGACATCCGGTTGACCGCCTCGGAGCACGTGCCACAGCCCTCGTGCCACCGGACATTGTATGGACACTTGCGGCAGATGTCCGCGCGGCGTTGCGCCTCGCCTCTCAGCACCAGCTTCTCCGCCGAGTGGTCCTGGATCTGCCCTGACATCCACTGCAGCATCCGATCGGTGCGGGACTGTATCTCGGAAGGCTGCCTGGTCACGGTGACCGCCACGGTCGCTCCAGGAACGTGGTGGCACATGTGGGGGAAATTGCTGCAGATGTATTCCTCGACTTCGGCCTCCACGTCACCGATCGGGATGATATTGTCTGCGCGGAACTTGATGACCGCCTGGACCAGCAGCTTGTAGGTATCGGCCCGGATCGGCTGTGGCATGTCCCGGCCGAGACGATCTTTCTCCGGCTTGTGCCAGCCGCCAGGCATCACGACTGCTTCGATGACTCTGCTCATTAGAATTGCATATGCTGGTTCATAGCCACTAGGACATGTCAATAAACTCCAAAGAATCCACGATCCCGTGCTGAGTTTGAGAAACCGGCTTCCGAGCAACCTTCACCGGATTCTCCACCAGTCGGCCGCTCATGCCCTCATTCATCCGGATCCCGTGCACGCCGACGATCAGCGAGTCAAACCTGTCCGGCGACTCTCCGCTGTGCCGCTTCTTGAATTCCTTCTTGGACTCGATCTGCAGGATTCCACGGCCTTTCTGATGGTAGCGTCTGGTCACGGTCTGCTTCTCCAGGGTGTTCCAGTTGATGCCTGGGTTCAGTTTGAACAGGTCCGCCTCGATGAACTTCCGCAAGGCAAAGGCCATCTCTGTGATGATGTCGTGGTAACGCTCTTCACAGGTCTCAGAATCATCGTCCAGGATCTTTGTATCTGTTGGCGCCCATCCGAACATCACCCCAAAGACATCTGAGCCAAACATGCTTTTCAAAGCGTCGTGGAGCCCTGTGCCGTTGCCAGTGCGGTCGGTTGTCATCCAGCGGGGTTTGATCCCCATATCCTTGCAGAGCCGGATGACCGCATGGCTTTGCTCGATAGTCTCCTTCTTCTCCATGACGATCTGCTGCTCGGCCTGGATGACCCGCCGCTCGGAGGGGAAAGCATGAAAGGTGCCCTGGACGTCGGTCCAGCCGGTCGCGACGCCGCTGCGCAGACAGGTGAATGGAATTGTGTCATTGCCCTCAAAGGCTGGGTCCAGGCCTCCTGCTGTGATCGTGGGCCCGCTGAAGAAATAAAACCCTTTGGCCCGCTGAAACATGGCCGGCGACACGATAACCACCGCTGCAGACGCTTCTGGAAACCACCCGCGAGCCATCGTGAAGTATTCGGGGTTGTCCGTGCCAAGCTTGAGCAGCCGGGCAAAGCCTTCCCAAGTCTGCAAGCCGGGGAACACGACTTTCTTCTCGGTAACGTTCTCGCACCTGGCACCGTCCAGCCGCACGACGTTCCATCCTTTGGAGCTCTTCCAAGTCTCATCCACGTCGATGTCCACGCTGCTCCAGCCGGTCTCCGGCTCGCTGAGCTGGCCGAACTTACTGTTGCGATCCTTCGGGTTCGTGGCGGCCATCACCTTGACGTGGCTCATGTCAATCTCCTCGGTGAGCAGGACGTTGTTGACATCCTCCCAGACGCCTTCAGGCATCTCCTCGGCTTCATCCAGAAGCAAAGCGACCCTCGACAGCAATCCGAACCTGGGGTGCCGCACTGGTCTCGGCACGGGATGGAATCCACGCAGTCTGCCTTTGCCGTCGTCGCCCTGCGGAATGCCCACCAAGTGGATCCCCTGCTTGTCATCGTTGTTCACCCTAATGGAGTCCGCCTTGACAACCAGGCCAGGCACCGGGACAATCGTGCTCTGGAGGAGGTTCTTCAGATGAGCGAAGATGTTCTGCACGGCGTGGCTCCTAGTCACAGACATGACCTTGATGCAGGTCCACTCGGGATCCCGCAGGTAGTCCAAGCCGAAGTAGACGGCGCCGGAATAACTCTTGGAGAGTGACCCCCCTCCCATGATGAGATTCTTGGACTCACCTTCCAGAGCATTCCACACAAGCTGCGTGCACCGCGGCTCGGGAGTAAACAGCTCCGGTCCCCAGCAGACGATCGCCGCGCTCTGGTATTCGTTGACGTCGAGCATCCGCTGGATGTATTTCCACACCAGGAACTCGGCCTCACGGGTTGTCAGCTTGACGTCGCCCGTAGCGGGCTTCTTCAGGCAGTGCTTGATAATATACTCCGCGGCCGAGAAGATGTCACCGCCGGCTGTGTAGGCTTCGCGGAGGGCATATGCGCGGCGGAGATACTCTTCACTTGACAGAGGCTTGTCAAGTTTTTGTTCCCGCGCCGTTTCCTCAAGGGTTTTGACAGGCCGACGGAATCCAGACTTCCGGAATTTGTTCTTCAGGGGTTTGAAGGCCGTGGGCATCAGGCGACTTCAGTAGCAAGCTTGATGATCTTCTCTCCGATGTCCAAGCGAACGGAGTCCTGGAATTCACCCATGAGGCGGGCATCCAGTTCCAAGGCCCGATGCTTACAGGGCAGTTTTATCTTCTGGGATCCGTCCGCAGAGTAGGTAACTTCTTGGGTCAGCGGACTGAACTCGTCCACCTCTCCGACCGGAGTGCGAACAACCTCCGCAAGGAATTCCCGCTTTTCTTCCAGAGACAGGAACCTCGGCCGCTCGGCTTTCCGCTTGGCTTTGGCAATCAACTGGGTGATATATTTTTTGATGTGGGCTTTTTCGATCAGCCGGCTTCCCGCTTGACAGGCCATGGACATCCGGTTGCCGCTGTCTTTTGGATTCCAATTTGCTGTGAGCTGTGGGAAGGCGCCGAGAAAAGCGACACCCAACGCTTCGCCGTCCAGGATGTGCCTGTTGACGAACTCAATTTGGGCGGGTGTGAGCCGGGTGCTGTTCCTGACTGTCATGCTTTAGAGGATAGCCCCGGAAGCCGGCGAATGAAAAGCGGAATTATCTACCAGGGAAACTGTCGGCCTGCTTAGTGGCTGTGCAGAGACGCCTTTGAGCCTTGCCTATTTACCAAGCAAATACCCAGCCTCTGCGATCAACGGCGCATCGCAGGTTGCGGCTGTCCACTTCCAGCCTGGCCATTTCCGTTCGGTGACCGACTTCAGCTGCCCTTTCCGGATGGCACGATCCCGGGACCTTTCCTTCTGCGGGATAATCCTGTTCATCCAAAGCAAGAGAGACAGCTCCACCAGGAGGTCTTTCTTGTGCACCTGTTGCCACATGGTGACCGCGCCGGTCACGGTTCGATAGTTTCCATAGAGAACGCACATGAAGGCTGCAGACCGGTTCTCCCCGGCAAACTTCGGAACGGCTTCGACAAAAACTTTGTGGCAGAAAGGCAACCAGTCCAAAAGCACGGAGACAATCTCGGCGTCGGTGTCCGGCATCGCGACTCCTTCCAAAACTTCCAGGCCGGAACCAGACGGCTTCGGTTGGAGCAAACACATGCCGCCGGTTCTTCCTGGATCGACTCCTACGAAGTTATTCATTAGCGGTCATTCTGTCTGAAATATTGCTATTTGGGAAGTCTTAAACCAAAACTTTGCAGTAAATCATGTGGCACTTAAAACAGCAGTATAAAATTTATGTGTGAAAAATATTAAATAATAGTATAGGGGGGGGTATGTTATTTATATTTATTAATAATTGTATACCCCCCTATATTGCTACTCAGTAATTTTTTATATACAGTTCTTCTCGTTGGAAGTATTCTTCTAGCATCAACCACAAAGTTTTATGGAAAACACAGAGCCCAACCTAGCCGAAGCACCTGGTCCAGAACCAGTTACACAGCCAAGCAGCAAACCAAAACGGCGATATTATCTCGACCGGTCAAAAGCACTCGCGCTCCGAAGTCAGCAAGAATCCGAATCTGAAAGCCAGCTTTCCGTCGAAAAAGAGCTTGGGGAGGAAAATCGGGCCCTTGAAGAACTCCACCTCGCGAAGTCTGCCCTCGTGACGGTTGAAGCTCACCAAAAGCAGGAAAAGTTCGAGCTCACTGCAAAACACTCAAGACAATTGACGAAGCAAGCCCAAGAAAGAACCGCGCTGCAAACAAAGCACGCGGACCAAGTTACTCAGCAATCACAGGAGCGGATGGATATGCGGGCCGAACACGCAAAACAAATTACCCAGGCCAATCTAAAAATCCTGGAACTCCGGTCCCGTTACCTCGAAGCGCAACGCCGCGGTGGAGTCGAAAGGAAGCTTGCCACGCGGGAGCAGAAAGAAATGGCCGCTTTCGAAAAGGAATCCAAATTCACAAGAACAACTGCCGTGCGGACTGCCAACGTTCGAATTCAAGCCGTCAAAGCGGAGATGCGAAAACTGAAAATCTTAAAAGAGGATTGGTCACATGCCGGACCCATTTCCGAACCGGTTGCCAAGCGGCTGCCAAAATTTGAATCCATCTTCATGGATATGTATACAGACAATTGCTTGGAAAATGAAACACCCGACGAGTTTGTCGCCCGGCAGGAACCGTGGCTTATGAAGCAGCTGGTGGCAGCCCAGAGTTTACAAGCCCAAGCAGAGGCCGGCCCGCATGCCATGGAGAAACAAAAATTCCTTGGACCGATTCTCCAACCGAAAGAAGGCGCAAAGATCAACCAAAAAGCCCGGGAGAAGAGACTCTATATTGAAGGCTTGGGAATGGACGCGCCACCAAAACGAATAATTCACTGATATGGAAAACCACGAATCACCATCCGAAACAATCGCAGCTCAGATGGACCGTGCCGCAAAACGGCTACGGCCACTGGAAAACAAAAACATCGAAGAAGTCTGCCCGCCGGAGAAAATTATCGACGGTCCATTGCTGAATCATAAAGATGAGATGTCCAACGCGACCGTGCACTTTCTCAAAACCGAAAGCGTGGAGGTCGCGCCGCTCGGGATTGTGAAGAAACCGCTCTCCAAGTTGCATCTTCCGAAGAAGCCCGCGGAGCCGTCCAATCCAGAAAACGAAAAAAGTTGAAAGTTTTTATTTACTTCTGACTGGCGGCCAGTTAAAAGTTTGGGAGTCATGAGCACCTCAACATCTCCAACAACTGGGACCGCCCAGAGCATTCAATGAAAGTCCTCCTATCCACCACCCAGAGCATTCAATGAAAGTCCTCCTATCCACCGGCCAGTGCGTCCACGTCGACCGTGACGGCATCTCGGACATCTCTTCAGCAGATTACAAAGCTTTGCCGGCCGAAGACCAGCAGCGCTTGCTGGACGCCGAAGATCACGCCTCGAAAAAAGAGTGCGGCTTCGAGCTTGGCCGCAGTTCCTTCGATTACATTCCACGCACGGCAGCAGACGATCGCCGCGCTCTACAAGGTGCCTGACATGTTCGACTTCTTACCTTTACCCGCTTTTCACCAGGATCGTCGCCACGACTTCCAAACCATCATTTGACATGTTTGACTTCTTACCTTTACCCGACGAGTTTGCGAATGTCTTGGACCCGAACAACCGCTTGCCTCTTGAGTATCTACCAGGCAGCTGGCTGGTGTTAGTTTGCCTCAACCCGAAGAATTCCGAGTATGGCTTCACCTCCGCGGCATCCCTCCACAAAAACTGGGAGTCCTCGAAGAACCACCACTTCTCGGCTTATTCTTCGGGCATTCCTTCTGATGCCATCCAGGTCCGCTGTCCCAACGACTCGGTGCTCGCCATCAAAATTTCATCCTATTCTGCGGGGGAGGCAGCTCAGGCTGTCCGCAAAGCAAAACATCTTCCAGACGCCCAGCCAGTCCGTCAGGCGCCTGGAAAACTAAAACTACGGACAAGGAAATAACAAAATGCCTGAAGCACCAAAAGCGGCGAAAGTCGCAAAGCCCAAGAAGCCTTCCAAACTCGTGAAGGAAAACAAAGCCGTCGCCAAAGCGGTCGCAGCCAAGCCGTCGAAGACTGAGCCCTCCAAGGCGGAAGCGCCGAAGGAAGCGAAGCCCGCAGCCGCCAAACGCCCGCTCATCAAACTGCCCTACAACCTGCGGACCCGCTCCGTCGTGAGGACCATCGTCCTGGCGATCGAGGATCCCGCGGCACGTAAGACAACCAACGCCGCCCTGCGCGACCTCCGGAAGTATTCGGAAATCAAAGCGTGGGCCGACGAAAACATCGGCGCAACCGAATTCCAGGAATTGCTGGAAGACTGGTTCAGCAACGGCGAAGTCAAGGACTAGCCTCTGGCAAACCCATAACCATTCCGGCAGTTCTATCCTCCGGAATGGCACTTTCTAAATTATGAAAAACAAAATGCGCCCAGTCAACCGCACCCGCGAGATTAAAAGATTGCGCCTTCTCCTGGAAAGTGGGAGGTTCACTCAGTCTGAGCTGATGTCCATCCGCGGGAAGATCGGCGGCCTGACAGGCGGAACCGACAAAGACGCGAGACGTCGTGGAGGACTAGCCTCAGCGAAGAAACGCTGGAACTTTACCCCTTCGAAATGAATATCCTGGCGGAAGCTCTGGCAGCCAACATTGCCGCCGGGGTAACCCGCTATAAAACCAACGAAATGAAATCGATCAAATTGCCCGAAATCACAGAGGTCCTGATTCACCTGCTCCAAACCCGCGTGGAGTCCGCCAGGGTCGACCTGGGACTGGCCCGGGACCACCTGGACATCCAGCTCGTCCGAGACCGGTGCAACTGCGCCCTCGAGGATACCATCCGCTGTGTAGCCACCCTGGCCTCGCCAGGCATCCAGCACGAAGCGCTTACCTTCAAGGCGCTGAAGAACTCCTGGAACCATTTCCTCCGGGACCTGTCTTTCATTCTCCCACGGAAGCTGGAAGCCTGGCTCGCCTCAAAGGTGAAATACTCCGAGGTCAAGGTGGCCTGCACTGACCTGTGGCCCCGCATGGAACTGCCTGAGCGCCACGGCGACATGCTCCGCACGGTTTCCTGCGCACAGTGGAGCACCTTGGAAGAGACGCCCGGCAACGGGATCAAATTTGTGCAAAAACCTTTCACGTCGCTCATCGAACTATGAAATCCCACCGCTTCCAATTCCGCTGTCACCGTCAGCCGTTCTTCACAGATCACATTGCCATTTTCGGAGCGTTTATCGCCGAGGAGAACGGCGTCAGGAAAGTCCGCATTGCAGGTTCGCCGGTATTGCATGAGCTCACGCCCGACGAGGCATGCTGCGAGCAGGAGCCAATGCTGACACTTTCCGCGGAAGACACACAAGGCCTGATGGACGAGCTCTGGCGCTGCGGGTTTCGTCCGACTGAAGGGACAGGCTCCGCGGGATCACTTGCTGCAACACAGAAGCATCTGGAAGATATGCGCTCCTTGGTTTTCAAAACTTTGCTTCCATCATGAGAATCCTGATTGCCGTTCTGGTCGTTCCGCCGGCTGTTTTCATCCTGTTCGCCACAACCTTCTGCCTTCTCTCACACAAATGACAGCGCTCGACTTCCCAGATTCTTTCAAGCAGGAGATTGTCCGCCGGCTTTCTTTCAGGCAGCTCTGGGATCTTTGCAAACAGGTAGGAATCAAACCGCGCCGCAAGACTTCAGACATGCGTGCCGACCTGCTGGAGCCGTTTGCTTTTGAGATTGAATTTAGATATGCCTCTGGGATTGTGGCTTTGCACTTTTCTCCAGGCTTCTTTACCTGCGAAGCAGACAGGATAGCTCGGCGCACGGCAAACAGGATAGCTCGGCGCACGGCAAACAGGATAGCTCGGCGCATGGCAAACAAGCTTTCCAAGTCCAGCCCATGGCTCAAATTACTTGAGACCAGCAAATTCCCAACCGAAATACGAAAATGAGCTTCAGCGGATCCATAGATGGTAACGACGAGGACGATTCTCCACACGCAGGACGGACGCCGCGTTCGACAGAACGCTCTACGCGACCTCCGTTTCGAAAAGGCGGCAGTTTTACTAAGAGACCGGCAAATCCCATGGCCCAGGAGGCCCTGGATAAACTGCGCAGCGATTTTTTGAGCGACCTGGACGACTCGGCTGTCATTGAGATTTCGGAATGGGAGGCGGATTTTCTGGAATCGAACTTGTCAAGGAAATCATTCTCTGACGGGCAGCGGAAGATCATCGACAAAATGCGCAAAAAATACGACCATAAACTATGAAAGCCGGAGACATCACCGAGCTGGAAAGCCTGCGGGACTGGATGGAGCCGGGATCCGTTCGCCGCGCCGTTCTTGACCGCGTTCTTTTAGAGCTGGATCCGAAAAACCGAATGATGCCAGCCGAACAGGACCTCTTGCCGAAATGCGGTTGGGCCAGCGTCAGCAAATTTCCAGACTTCCGGTTTGACGAAGAAAAATTCTACGACTGTCTGATGCGCCTGGTCCAGCAGCACCAGCTTCACTGCGAGGAGCTGACCGGCTACCAGATTGCTTCTGCTCTCGGGAAAGCCCTGAAGGCCGGAGACTTCCAACGGGTGGTGATTAAAGATTCGCAGCAGGTTTACTACCAGCCGGGACTCGCCCTTTCCAGGTTGCAGATTCAATACAACGAGCTCATTATGGCCGTCGGTTCAAGATATGAAAACGAAACCCGGCACGAGACGGCTTTGCGATATCCGGGAGCGGGAGGAGTTCTCATCCGGGCCTGACCAGGAAGCCTCTGAAAATAGTTGAATTATTTTATTTACAAGGTAGCTGGCTGCCAGGTATCTTTGCGGAGTCATGAACAATCCACTCGACCGGCTTGACCGGAACAAAGTCACCCTCGACAAGATCAACCAGATCATTCTGGCTGCGTCTGACCGGGACCTCACCGAAGCGGAAGCTTCTGAAGTTGAACAACTCACCGATTCCCTGGAACATGAATAATCAAGCGATCTTTTACAGCATCAGGAACTTCAAAGATGGATACCGTGGCTACTGGCTGTCCGAATGCCCGGGGTCTTCGACCTGGAAACATGGCTACTACTGGGATGGGGTTGGGCCGCATCACGCGACAACCTACCCGACGAGAGTCTCAGCCCAGGAAGCCGCGCAGCACTTCATCAACCACGAATCTTTGAAAGAAGATGAGTTTTTCCTTGAGGTCCATGCGCCGTCGGTCGCCGAAATCGTGGGGCACTTGCATGTTGAAGGGTTTGAGACTGTTCAGGCCGTCTACACCCACAACTTCGTGTGGCCTGTCACCGGTAGGTTGTTGTGCAACCGTGAAACTGGTGAAACCTGCCTGGTGGTCCAGGAGAAATTCCTCACTTGCGCTGGATATTTTATTCCCATTCCGGTTGCGGCGGAAACCCAACAACTTTCACTTTTCGAAAAATGAAACTCCGCCGGAAAATTAAAATGCTCGGCAACTTCGCCCGCCTCTTCGAAGGCATGGCAAAAGCCCGCGGCCAGTCCAGCTACATTGCAACCAACACCAGGCGCAGAATCACCATCCTGCGAAGCGCCCGCAGACAAGGAATCCACATATGAAAAAGTTATCAGACAGTTTTCGCAAGGAAGGCTTCGACCACAAGGTCCTGAAACGGGAGGGCGATGTTGTCCTCATCCGTAAGACCAAAGAAGCCGGCGGCCACTACGACGGCTATGAAGTCGCGATTGTTCAAAGTCACCAGGGATACCGTTTCGGGAACGAGACCTTTCCCCCGGCCGAGTTCATGCCGCGCAACGAGGACTGGGGTTGGAAGGGGTTCAGCTTCACGGACCTCGAGCGCGCCGAAATCAAATTTGCCAAGTTGGTCAAGGCGGCAAACTCCCCGAAGAAAATTCAACTCAAGAAACTTTAACAAAATAATATGCCAAACTTATCAATCTCAGAATTCTGTCATGAGCACCAAGCTTGTGCCGATGGAATGAAGTGGGCCTTGAAAAACTGCAAGACCATGAAGCAGGCTTTTGAAACAGCCAAGCCAGAATGGGTCCTTTGGATTGCAGCCCGCGCCGGAGTCTTGACTGATTCAGAGCTGCAACTATTTGCCGTGTGGTCCGCTCGCCAAGTTCAGCACTTGATGAAAGACCCTCGCTCTATTACCGCTCTCGACGTTGCTGAACGGTTCGCGCATGGTAACGCCACAAAAGAAGAGTTGGACGCGGCAAGGGACGCGGCATGGGCTGCGGCAAGGGATGCGGCATGGGCTGCGGCAAGGGCTGCGGCAAGGGATGCGGCATGG